GCATGAAGGCTACTCTGTACTGGGTGAAGTAGATCACCCAGAAGATTTGAAAATCAATCTTGACAGAGTCAGTCATTGCATCGACAAAATGTGGATGGATGGACCTGCTGGTTATGGTAAGTTAAGAATATTACCTACACCTATGGGCCAGTTGGTAAAAACCATGCTGGATTCGGGTGTGAAACTCGGCGTTTCGAGTCGTGGTTCCGGCAACGTGAACGACGGCAACGGACAGGTCAGTGACTTTGAAATAGTCACTGTAGATATTGTTGCTCAGCCTAGTGCTCCAAATGCATATCCCAAAGCAATTTATGAAGGACTTCGTAACATGAAGTACGGTCATAAAGTGTTGGAAATTGCCAGAGAAGCAGGGCATGACAGCAAGGTACAGAGATACCTGACACAGGAAGTAAAACGCCTGATTCGGGATCTCAAAATTAAGGAGTAAAGCATGCTAGATGCAATCAAGCCATTGCTAGATAGCGGCCTAATCAACGAAGACGTCAGTCAAGAACTCAACGAAGCTTGGGAATCTAAACTGACAGAAGCACGTGAACAGGTCAGAGCAGAACTACGTGAAGAGTTTGCGCAACGCTATGAGCACGACAAGACAGTGATGGTTGAAGCCTTAGATAATATGTTAACAGATAGACTCTCTGGTGAACTCGAAGAGTTTGCCCAGGAGAAAATGGCAATGCGGGAAGACCGCGTGAAGTTCCAGTCTAAGATGAAAGAAAATGCCACCAAGTTCAACAACTTTATGGTAACAAAATTATCTGAAGAAATTGGAGAGTTACGTAAAGACCGCAAGATGCACAGTGAAGGACTAGAAAAACTAGAAAGCTTCATGGTGCATGCCCTGGCTCGTGAGATCCAAGAATTTACCCAAGACAAACGTGATGTAGTGGAAACAAAAGTCCGCTTGGTACGTGAAGCTCGTGGTCAACTTCAAGGTCTCAAAGCAAGATTTGTAAAAGAATCTGCGCAAAAAATGAGTCAAGCTGTTAGTCAACATCTCAAGACTGAACTGGGTCAGTTGCACGAAGACATTAAGGTTGCTCGCGAGAACAATTTTGGTCGACGTATTTTTGAAGCGTATGCTGCTGAATTTGGTGCTACTCATCTCAATGAGAAAGCCGAAGTTCGCAAGTTGCAAAACACCATCGCTGCCAGAGAACAACAACTGTCAGAAGCTATCAAACTCAGCCGCCGGGCCAAGGTCCTGGTTGAGTCCAAAGAACGTGAAATACGTATGATCAACGAATCCAATGTGCGTCAAAACACTCTGGAAGAGTTACTTTCTCCTCTCAACGAAGAGAAACGTGAGACCATGCGTAATTTACTCGAAAGTGTTCAAACAGCCCGTCTGAAGAACGCTTTTGAAAAGTATCTACCAGCTGTGCTAGCTGAAGGCAAATCCGCAAAAGCCCGTCAGGTGATTGTGGAAAATGTTTCAGAAGTCACTGGTAATAAAACTGCCCATCGCCCAGACGACGACACTGCTGACAACAGCAATGTTATTGCCATCAAGCGCCTGGCAGGGCTGTAATTTAAATAAGGAGACTTAAATGTCACAACAATTATTGGAAGGTCGCTGGGACGAGACCAAGGAAGCATTGCTTGAAGGACTGAATGGTTCTAAGCGCAATAGCATGAGCGTTATTCTTGAGAATACACGTAGATACTTGAAAGAGAACGCAAGTTCTGGTTCAACCGGCAGTGGCAACATTGCAACACTTAACCGTGTTATTTTGCCTGTTATTCGTCGTGTTATGCCAACTGTTATTGCTAACGAGTTGGTTGGTGTTCAGCCCATGACTGGCCCTGTTGGTCAAATTCACACTCTGCGTGTGCGTTATGCCAACACAATGACTGACAATTCTGCTGCTGCCACAAGCACAGCAGCTGGTGAAGAAGCATTGAGCCCGTTCAAAATTGCTCAGGCCTACTCTTCAGCAAGCAGCACAAGTGCTGGTATTGTTGATCCAACACAGAATATCTATTCTGGTGCCAACACAACAGTGCTTGAAGGCAGCGGCGGTCGTCAGATCTCTGTGCAAATCTTGAAGCAGGCTGTGGAAGCCAAGACTCGCAAGTTGCAAGCACGTTGGACTTTTGAAGCTGCTCAAGACGCACAAGCTATGCATGGTATCGACGTAGAAGCCGAAATCATGGCAGCTCTTGCACAAGAGATCACAGCTGAGATTGACCAGGAAATCTTGTTGAGCCTACGCTCATTGGCCACTACTGAGTTCACATACAATCAAGCTACCGTATCTGGTACAGCTACATTCGTTGGTGACGAACACGCCGCCCTGGCTGTTTTGATCAACCGTGTTGCTAACTTGATCGCTCAACGCACTCGTCGTGGCGCAGGTAACTACGCTGTTGTATCTAGTGCTGCACTCACAGTGTTGCAATCAGCTACAACTAGTGCGTTTGCTAGAACCACAGAAGGCACATTCGAAGCACCTACAAACACCAAGTTTGTGGGTACTCTGAACGGCGCAATGCGTGTGTTTGTTGACAGTTACGCAAGTGACTCAACACCTGTATTGGTTGGCTACAAAGGAAGTTCGGAAGCTGACGCACCTGCGTTCTACTGCCCATACATTCCGTTGATGAGCTCTGGTGTTGTTCTTGATCCAACAACATTCGAACCAGTTGTTAGCTTTATGACCCGCTACGGATTCATAGAGCTCACTAATACTGCAAGTTCGTTTGGTAATGCGGGCGACTATGTCGGCGAAATCGCCGTCAGCAATTTGTCGTTCAGCTGATCCACAATCCATTTATTTGGACAACAAAAACGCCCTTCGGGGCGTTTTTTATTGACTTTTGTTATCTAATATGCTATTGTTGAACTAACCAACATAAATAAACATATGAACAAATACAACAAATGGTACCAAGATATTACAGATCGAGCTAAAACTCGTAATCTAGGCAGTTACACTGAAAAACATCACATACAGCCTCGTAGTTTAGGTGGTACAGATGAGTCAAGCAACTTGGTTGCTCTCACTGCCCGAGAACACTTTATTTGCCACTGGTTGTTGGTTAAAATGACTACAGGACAAGATCATCATAAAATGCTAAACGCACTAAGGATGATGCGAGCAGAAAAATCTGGACAAGAAAGATATAATACAAAAATCACAGCAAGAGTTTATGAGAGTATCAAACAAGAATATGCCGAACTACAAAGTAAGTTACTCAGTGGCAAGGGCAACGGAATGTTTGGAAAACACCATACGCCTGATGCAAAAGAAAAAATTAGACAAGCAAGGTTGGGTAATAAACTAACGCCAGAGCAACACGAAAAGTTAGTAAAAAATACTCTAGGAAAAAAGAAACCACCGTTTACTAAAGAACATAAAAATAAAATGTCAATTGCAAAACAGGGTGAAAATAATAATATGTGGGGAAAAACTCATTCTAAAGAAACACGAGATAAACAACGAGCCAGAGCAATCGGCCGTACACAGTCAGCAGAGACAATACAAAAGAAGGCCGATGCTATTCGCGGCAGCAAGCGTGAAACAAAACTATGTCTACATTGTAATCGATCAGTGGCAGTCAACGGCTATGCCCGTTGGCACGGCGCCAACTGCGTGAACATAAATACTCCGTAACAACCCCGGGATGGGAAGTGGCACGAAAGCACCTTCGGGTGCTTTTTTGTTGATTAGATTTTGAACCAGCTGAGAAATTTGTGCATGCGATCAACCACTGAATCCCAGTCACCCTGCTGAGGCTGGCGGAACAATCTAGCACTGGGATACCAGGGCGAATCTTCACGACCGGTCAGCCAACGCCAGCAGTTACCATAGGCATTGAGTGGTATCCACACAGGACGACCCAGAGCACCGGCCATGTGTGCATTGGCAGTGTCCACAGAAATCACCAGATCAAGATGATGCATGAGTCCCGCAGTGTCTGCAAAGTTTCTTATAGTGCCTGGAAAACACACAGCACCTGCTGCCGTGATGATTGCTGTTTCTTCATCTGTAGCATCCATTTGTAGATTGATCCACTGATGTTCAGGATTTCTCCGGATCAGGTCAGCCATGTTCTCTACAGGCATGCTCTTGTGCTGATGTATCCAGGAATCCTTGCGGCCTGACCAGCACACACCAATTCGCATGCGAGTTTTGGAGCCCAGTCGACCAGCCCAGATGTTTGCGTTCACAGGATCAGCTGCAATGTACTGCAACTGATGTGCAATGTTTTCCAGAGTCATGCCAATCACTCTAGGAATGTCCATCATGGCAATCCAGTAGTCAAATTCACCTAGGTCTTCACCGGGTTCATAGATGCCCACAATTGTTCCGGCCGGCTGCGGAAACAAGGGTTTGACACTGGGATTCAAGAGTAATTTTATTTTCACGCCGGTTGAGTGCAGATTGGCAGTGAATCTTATGAACTGTATTTGGTCACCAAGTCCTTGTTCGCCTATGATCAACAGTGTTTTGTCTTTGAGATCTTGACCGGTCCATTCAGGTTGAACCAGTCGAGGTTTGGTACCGTCCAGGTGTTCAAATCGCCAGCGTGATTCGTACAAGGGCCAGCCACGAGCATAGTCTCCGTTCAGCAAGTAGGCCACTGCAAGATTGAACTCAGAAGTGACGTCAGCAGGG